TAGTTAAAAATGGTAAGCCAAATTCCCAATCATTTTCTGATGTGAAAAATTACCCTCACAATAACAAACCCGATAACAAAGCCTACAGTAAACCATAAAAAGTTAAACATTAAAATCACCTCATTTTCTTACACCAAAAATACTATCACAAAATCAAACTAAAAATCAATCACCAAACTCAGCCCGCCTAATACGAAACCAAAAGCCACCATGCAACCACACACCAACAAGCACAAGCAAAAAAGAACATCACCCAAACTTCCCAATTATTCATAACGAAAAATACCTCCATAAAATTAAGCAATAAATAACACTGTTAAATATAGCTAATATCGGCTATAATGAAACTACCGAAAAGGGAAAGGGGGGGAAAATGAAATACGTTGATTATGTTCTTGATGATTACATCGATAGTGTAGAGACTTACGCTGAAAATCTTAATAAAGAGTTAAACAGCGGTGAAACTTCAAGAGATTGTGCGGAGCATATTATGAACTGGTGTGCTCTTAATAATCATGATATTGCATCAATCTCAATGGTAGATTATGACCGTATCTTTAATATGTATTACCATGATAAACGGGAATCATTTACCGATGAATTTTATATTGAGGAGTTTTAACGTGCACACCCTAGACATAGTGCTTATTGTTATCTCACTTGTGTTATTTTTCACGTTGCCTATTGCGTGCTGGTTTGTATGGTAAACACAAACGAAGTAAACAAAGTGCTATCTTTAACATTTCCATCATTGGAATTTATTAAAATCATAAGCACATATGATTATGATTATTATGAAACTAGGCTTATATTAGTAATGAGATATAGGGATAGGTTAGGGCGCAAAGTCGAAAGCAAACAACGAATTATAGCCTTTGACAGTGACAGCCTATATAAAGAGTGTTGTAAAGCGGTTAGGCGCTTTATGAATAAAGACACAGGGGCAGGAGGTGAAAAGATATGATTCGAAAAAAGTTTGTCGAAGTAAAAGCTACCATCACCGATGGTGAAAAAGATCTTGGTGTTTACACCTACGTTGGCAAGCCTATTTCAGACATGCGCTTGTTGAAAATAGTACGAAGCGAAACGGGAAACGATTTCGCAACGCTTAAGGGTATTATTAAGACTGAAAAAGTTTTTGAAATGCTCGAAGATGATTTTATTAAGCATGCCACCGTAAAGGAGAATTAAAAATGGCTGAATCACTTGCACTTATTCGTGAAACTAATGAGTCTCTTTCATTTGACGAAGCAATTAAAACAGGCGTAAATGCTTACGGAATTGTAACCTCTTTTGATGTCGAAACCGATGAGGATAAACGCCGTTTATTCAAGGCTCAAAACACCGCCGCGCCTTTGTCAGACATGGATGGTACTTATATTGATCTCGTAGACATTGCATTTACCACATCATCTTTTATCGGTGGTGACGAGGAAGGCGAGAAAACGGACAACCCCGCGGTTATTCTAATCGATCAAGAGGGAGAATGCTATTTTTCCGCCTCATTGGGCGTTTACGAATCAGTAAAGGCGCTAATTAATTCTTACGGCATGCCTAAAACCTGGAATCATCCAATTAAGGTAGTAACCAAAACCCGTTCAACGCGCAACGGTCGAACCTATCGATATTTGGATATGTAATAGATTCTATAAATTTTAGTTATCGGCAGCCCCTACCCCTGCAATGGGGAGGGGCTTAATTATTACTTAAGGCGGTGCGGTATGGCTATTACCAAAAAAGAACTATCACGATTGCAGAAAAACGCGCGTAACAAGCTTTACCGCTTGCGTAAAAAGGGAATTATTAATGCACAACTAAATCAAATGGCGGTGCCTGTTAAGTCTTGGGACGAGGTGCAAACCATGAGCACTCGTGAACAGAACGCCTATGCTCGACAGTTGCGAGAATTTAATTCTCGCGAAAATCGAATTGAGACACAGGGCAAATCATTAGATTACCTATTGCAAAGAAATAGTAATATAGCCCTACCCTACGAAAAAGTTTTTGAATATCGAATTTTAGAAGCAGAGCGAAACATAATAAGAGCAGAGCGCCGCGCAAGGCTAGAGAGAATACGCGAAAACGTAGAGCTTAATAAACCTGATGATGTGGTGGCGGCTGTAGAATCGATCACAAAGAATTTACCCGAAAAGATCAGCCGCGAAGATTTCGGGCGGGGTGGAACAGAGAATTTAGTGGCACAAGTAGAACCGCGCAATACACCGTTCAAATCGTTAGAACAATTAGAAAACGCTATTAAAGCCTATAACCGAGCTGTTAAAAATGCTCCTAAAACAGACGAAGCCCTTACCAGACAAAACAGGGGCTATATAGAATCAGTTACTAATCGCTTAAGCGATGAGGGCTACCTAACGGAAGAATTAGCCGATATATTAAACAACTTAAATGACGACCAGATTTATTACCTTTACCACTATACCGACTTTGACAGTCTGACATCAGTTTATCGCTATACGCGAGATTATGACAAAGGTCATTCTGGCGTTGCAGAAGCAACTAAAGGCGATAATTTCGACAGCTTTTGTTCGATGTTAAACATTGTCAAAAATATATAGAGCCATGGACTATGCAGAGTATGCAGCCGATTTCGAAACCAACACAACAGCGGAGGGCGTAGCAAAAAACCCTGTTTGGGCTTGGGGCGTATGTCTGGTAGGAGATACTAATAGTTTTATTTATGGCCTATCAATCGAAAGCTTTATAGACACGATCTTAAATTTTAACAACGCGCGTATCTGGTTTCATAATTTGGCGTTTGATGGAAAATTCATAATAGACTACCTGTTAAGACACGATTTTAAACACGTTGAACAGATAAACAACAATAAGCAATTATCAACTCTCATCGATGATATGGGGCGGTTCTACTCAATAAAGTTTCGCGCTATGGATAAAGAAATAGTGTTAGCTGATAGTCTTAAAAAAGTAACTATGTCCCTGGCAGAAGCAGCCAATACCTACCATCTCAATATGACAAAAGGCGAAATAGACTATAGTATTTTCCGACCAGCGGGGCACGAGTTAACAGCTCAAGAATTGGACTACTTGCGTCGCGATGTTTGTATTTTGGCACAGGTTTTGGAGCAACGTCTGAAAATGGGGACGAAGCTCACTACCTCGGCGGATTGTTTAGCGGTTTATAAAGATCTAATTGAACGCAAGAAGTTCGATAAACTGTTCCCAATACTACCAAAAAGAGCGGATCACGATATAAGAAAATCGTATAGGGGCGGTTACGTATACGTGAACCCTGCTCATCAAAATAAAACATACGCAAAAAACGGCGTATCATTGGACGTTAACAGCATGTATCCTTACCAAATGCGTTATAAGGCGTATCCGTACGGTTTATCTGAATTTGTCATGAATGAAAAAGAATTAGACGGTCTTTACGTTGCCTGTATCGAATACACGGCGAAATTAAAGCCTGGGTGCTTGCCGTGTATACAAATTAAAGATAATCCTAAGTTTAATCCGCGCGAGTATCAGCGCAATATTACGGAGCCCTTGATAGGCTGGTTTACCAGTGTCGATCTCGCGCTTATGCGCGATATGTATGATCTGAATATAATCGACTTTTTGGGTGCTTATAAGTTCAATAGTCAATACGGACTTTTTGACGACTATATAGATATAAATAACTATAACAAGACGCATGCAGCCAATCCTGGTGAGCGTTTCCAGGCGAAATTGTGCAACAATTCGCTGTATGGAAAGTTCGGGCAAAAGATACAGGGAGAAAAGAAAATACCTGTTTTAGAAGATGATGTGGTGAATTACAAGCTGGTGGACGGTGATGAACGCGACCCTGTTTATATCCCTATTGCATCGTTCGTTACAGCATACGCGCGAGACTACCTCATAAGAACAGCGGTAAAATTCGGCGACAACTATATATACAGTGACACCGACAGCATAAAAGCGTTTGGGGATGTGCCCGAATGGCTAGAGACTGACCCTAAAAAATTAGGATATTTTGATTGCGAATACCGATTTAAGAAGTGCCGTTTTATTAGACCAAAAACATACGCCGTGCAGCTCGAAAATGGTGATTATTCGTATACTTGCGCAGGAATGCCACAAGGCCTTAAAGATGTAATGAGTTTTGATGATTTCAAGGTAGGCTTTACCAACGACCCTAAACTAATTAAAGATATGAATAGTTTTAATAAAAAATACTTATCGAAAGATTGTTATAAGCTGGTGCCTAAGTTAGTAAAAGGCGGCGTTATACTTGAAGAAAGACCGTTTACCATAAGGAGGTAATATGCAAGTTGAATTATATGCGGCGTTAGTTGTTATGCTATTTATAATTCTTGATTTTGTTACAGGAATTGTAAAAGCAGCTGTTAAAAGTGAACTATCCAGTACGAAAATGCGTGAGGGGCTTATGCACAAGCTAAGCTTCATTCTCGCGTTATTGCTTGGGTGGTTGTGTGAGTGGTCAATGCCTATTTTAGGTTTGCCTGACGTGTTCGGGGCGGTATATATGGCTGTAGCTGTTTATATATCATGTACTGAAATAGTGAGCATTTTGGAAAATTTAGGGGATATAAACCCCGAATTGAAAACTAGTAAGTTTTTGTCACTTTTTGGGGAAAATACCACCGATAATAATAAGGAGGGCTAAAAATGAGTGTAACCATTATTGAAACTAATCTTGCATTTAAGAGCATGTCTAACCGAAACCGCACAACCAGAATTATTCTACATCATGCGGCTGCTAAGTCTTGCACAGCTGAACAGATACATCAGTGGCATTTAAATAATGGCTGGGCTGGCGCTGGTTATCATTTCCTAGTGCGTAAAGATGGAAACATTTACCGTTTGCGCCCCGAAAACAAGATAGGAGCTCATGCGTCAGGTTCTAATTCTGATTCGCTCGGCGTATGCTTCGAGGGTGACTTTATGGTAGAAACCATGGGTGAAACACAACGCAAGGCGGGCGCCGAATTGGTAAGCTATCTTAAAAGCAAGTACGGAATTTCTAAGGTACAGCGCCATAAAGATGTATGTGCTACTGATTGCCCAGGTACCAATTTCCCGTTTAACGAGATAGCAAACGGCGGTTCGTCAACTTCTGCCACTACGTCTGGCGGTTCTGGTGCTCTGAGAGTTGACGGTTGGATTGGAGTAAACACCAACAAAAAGGCACAACGTTATTTCGGAACGCCTGTAGATGGTGTTATGTCCAATCAGGATTCGCGCCAAAAACGCTATTACCCGCGCATTGATTCGCGAGCAATCAACTATAACGGCGGTAATGGCTCTAATTTGGTTGGGGCTATGCAGAGATTGTTTGGTGTAAAAGATGACGGTTTTATGGGACCTATAACTATTAAGGCTATGCAGCGATTCTTGGGTGTATCCGTTGATGGCATTCTTGGGCAAAATACAGCGAGCGCATGGCAGCGTTGGTTGAACGATAATGCATAGAATGATAAAATCGCTTATACAGATAGCGCCGCCTCTTATTAGTAGTATGTAAGTATTGTCAATAGACAGAGCCTTGCGGCTTTTGGCAATACAGCCCCTTGTCCCTGGCTCAGCGCTATAACGGTACGGTCTATCTGTAAAAATATGGGCTATTGGTATATAATTATTACCAATAGCCCTTTTATTTTTAGGAGGTAAAACAGGTGGATATTTTCGAGCTGTTAGCGGGAATTACCGAAGAAATTGAGGACTACCCCGCCTATCTGTCCAACATTAACGATGCTTTTACAACGTATAACGACGGTCAGGTAGCATTAATTGAGCAGCGCAATCAGGAAATTGAAGAATTGCGCCGCGAAAACACTGATTTGAAAGCCAAAAATTATGAACTGATTATGGCTGAAACGGGTAAATCAGAGGAAGAGGACGACGCACCAGAAGAAGATGAAATGAGTATCGAAGATAAAGTAAAAGAGAATCTATTAAAGGAGGACTAATGCCAGCTACATTGACACTAAGCAACGCAGAAGTGCTTAACCTGGTACGAAGTGAAGCATCGGCGGGGTATCAGGAGCGAATCCCCGCGGCTACACGCGGCAACATTGCGCGTATTTTTGAAACATTGGACGCTTATAGTCCAATCATGAATGAGTTTTGCGATTTGCTCGTAAATCGTATCGGCTTAACCGTTTTTCAGACTAACTCATACCGCAATTCATTGGCTCCATTAAAGCGTGGTGAGCAGCAGTTCGGCGGAATGGTACAGGAAATTCAGGGCGGACTCATCAAGGCCGAGCATTACGACCCGAACAATACCAATCCGTTTGGTGCTCCAAAGCCTGACATTGAAGTAAATTACTATAGCATGAATCGTCAGGACGTTTACCCAATGCGTTATAATCGTGACCAGTTGCGCCAAGCATTTGTTAATGACGGCGGTTTGTCCTCAATGATCAATGACATTTTGGCGATGCCGTTGAAGTCTGATCAGTGGGATGAATACTTGATCATGCGTAACCTGATCAAGGGAGCTCATGATGCCTGGACCATGCCAACCGTGCGGGTGCCCGACCTTGCAACAGCTGATGACAAAGAAGCAGCTGGTAAAGAAATTGCCGTTGCTATGCGTGAACATTACCTGATGATGCGCGATTTTATCAAAACGCAATACAACCCTAAGCACATGCCTGTATCTAGTGACGAGCTGGTAATTCTCGGAACACCTGCATTCTTTGCTTATTTTGATGTAGAAGTTTTGGCGGCGGCTTTCCACATGGACAAGGCTAATTTCATCTCTGATAGAACTATTGTTGTTGATGATTTTGACATTGCAGGCGCTCAGGCGGTTCTTATTGATGCGAGCGCTTATGTTTGCGCTGATAACCTTGTAGCCAATGACACGATCTACAATCCACGTACACGTGATTGGATTAGTTACTTGCACCATTGGGGAACTTATGCGCTGTCTGATATGCGTAACATGCTTCTTTTTTCCTCAACCGAAGCGAACAATCTCGGCTCTGTTACCACTAAGACGGTTACGGGCGTAACTCTTGGACTGACCACCACGGTTTCTAACAATGCCGTACTTGAAGCTGGCGCTGAAATTGAGCTGACGCCAAAGGTAACCTACAGTGATAGCACAACGGATGAAGCGGTATTTTACCTGATTACCGATATGAGCGCTACCGCTCCTACTGGCACGAGCGCGCTAACGCCTAACGTTATCAGCCCTGATACTGGTACCTATGTTGATGATCAAAATGTGTTGCATGTTTCGCGCAATAGCACCTATGAGAGGCTTAACATTACGGCTTATGCAGCCGCGAATAAGACTAAGCTCGCAAACCTTGAGCTTCACAAGGTAGGCTATTCATCAAAATAGAATTAAGGGGGGAAACATGAAAACCGCTTTTACCCCCTCCTCATGGCCTGCTAAGTCCCGTGTCACTCTCTGTAGGGTGACATGGGACTCGTCTTATAAAGACGTGGTATCCTTTGCAGACCCTGAAACGAGGGACAATTATTTCGCTTCACTTAACAGTGACGCATTGACACTAGACAATTATTCATATCTGAAACCCAACGAGCCCATCAATTTAGGTTTGCCGTATAGTACAGCCTATACCTATAATTATTGCGTTGTTGAAAATCCCGAACAGCCTGTCCCCGGAGAAGTCACACCCCCGAAGCTTTATTACTTTATTACGTCTGTGGCTATGGTAAATCCGTCAACTACGGCTATTACCTTACAGTTGGATGTTTTCCAAACGTATCTGTTCAATTTTCGTATTAGTCAGGCGTTCGTGGTACGTGGTCATGCGGCTATTCAGGCTAGTTGTAATGCTTCAAACAGTAATGCGCCCTATACGTGGCGGCGGTATTGCTCAGTTCCTGAATCATTGGATATTGGCAACGAATACAATATATCTGATGTGCAAGTACTTAATTTATCGCTTAATCGTTCCGAAGGTGCAGAAGATGTAAACGGCCTATCGTTGATTATCCAATCAACGGGTGATCTTGCGGCGGACTGGGGAACCGTTACTAATCCATCTTTTAGAACGTCAGATGGGCAATTCACGGATGGTATTATTTCGTCCTGCAACGTTTATGAACTAAGGCCAGATGAATATAAGATTTTGTGTGAGAGGTTGCGAGAGGCTCCTTGGGTAGCCCGTACAATTTTATCAGTCACGTTGTTTCCAAAAGCGTTTCTCACTGACGGCCCAGACGTACAATTAAACGGCGTTAATGCGCGATTTTTAGGTACTACCCCAGACGAAGGGGAGTTTTGGACTGATAGACAAACGCTTGCTAATAGATTAGGACAATCCATAAGCAGCCGTTATAGGAATCTAAAGAAATTGTTATGCTACCCGTATTCTGTTATTGAGCTTACTAATTTCACTGGTAGCCCGTTACTCCTAAAACCAGAATTAACAAACGAAAACGCGCTAGCCTTGCGCCAAGTAGCATGCGCCGCGCCGCCTTATATACGTCTTGCGTTTTACGTTCCTTATTATGGGAGTGACGTTGGATTAAATGGTAATTTGCCAGATGACGAAGATTATTATTATTTTGTTTTGGATGATAGCGAGCCAAGACGAGAGGGCACCTATCGACCCGAAAACTATATAGATAATGCGCTATGGTTTAACAACCTACCAACGTTTAGCATCGTTAACGACAATTACATACTTTATCAGGCAACGACCGTCAATACGCGTAATTGGCAATATAACGGCGCGGGTTGGACGCTTAATAAATCTAATGCGCAAACGCAACTTACCTATAGTCAGGCTCAGCAGCAACTTGCCAACAATCAGGCCAATATGGATGTGCAAAACGCAAGCCGTATAGCTAATGCAGCGCTCGGAACCGTAGGCAATATAACGAGCGGCAATGTAGGCGGCGCGGTTATGGGGCTTGTTGGTGCGGGTGTTGATTACTGGGCAGCAAACGAACAGTTTAATAATAATCAGGCGCTACAGTCTGGTTTTGCAACGCAAAACGCTGATCTTGCCCAATGGGCCGCGCAAGGGGACTACCAGAACACAATCGCGGGAATTAATGCAACCGTGCAAGATATGGCACTATCACAGCCAAGCGTTATAGGTCAACAGGGAGGCGATGGTTTTAACTTGTGTAATGGTATTTTTGAAATTGCTATACGTTTTAAAAATATCAACAGCAACATGCAGCATGTAGTAGGCGAGTATTTCCTTAGATACGGTTACGCAATTCATGAATTTATGGCTTTACCTGATAATCTCAACTGTATGGAAAACTTCACCTATTGGCAATGTAAAGAAGTTTATTTAAATTGCTCACGAGCAGACGAAGGCGCGAAGGAAACTTTACGCGGTATCTTTGAAAAGGGCGTTACGGTATGGAGTGACGCAACGAAAATTGGTAATATAGATATTGCAGATAATGAACCGTTAGGGGGTGTATTGTATGACTAAGCAGTTGAAACCTGGAGAATACCCGTTAGACTACCCTATTGCCTTATCCGATATGGCAATAGGGCGAAACTGGATTCGTGAAAAGTACTCCAATAAGTATGAGTATTACGACAATCAGGCCAATATGTTTTGGGAAGACTATTTGTCTAACATTGCCCTAGCTGCTTTTAAGTGGGAAAACTTACCAGCGGGAATAGACCCTCGCGCGCTTGAGTTTATCTTTCTGAATTGGGGAATGGGCGGCCTGTTTCAGGAAAGCGGCGGCTTTCTGTTTGCACAGTGCACGCCTGTAGATACGTATAACTTATATTACAATCCTAACGAAGTAACTTTAGTTAGTCCCGTTGGGCGTACTTGGATTAGGCATAACCAGCCCTGGGGAATCGCTGGAGAGGGGGAAGAAATAACCTACCGCCCCCGCGATTGTGTAGTCGGTTTCGACAATATGAGACGCACCCCCCTAAACTCACATATTAAGTATTTTGCACGACGTTTGGCAACGTATGATGCTATAGCCGACCTAAACACAGGCGCGCAACGAACACCCTATATAATCCGAACGTCCGAACAGGCGTTAAAGTCAAACCAAGAGTTATATTCAAAACTTGAGTGTAACGACCAGGTGTTATACCTAAACGATGCACCAGGAACGGGACTGCCAGAAGTGCTACAAACTCAAGCACCTTACATAGCAGAAGATATTTTCAACAACCAGAAGAAAATTCTTGATCTCGCTATGACAATTTTCGGGGCGGATAACTCAAACACTGAAAAACGCGAACGCGTGCAAACGAAAGAAGCTATGAGCAATAACGAGCAAATTATGCTTTTGCGCAGATCTCGTTTAATGTGCCGTGAACGCTTCTGTGAAGAAGTTAATCGTACGTTTGAATTGGAAAAGCCTATTAGCGTTTCATGGGCGGTGCCTCACATGGCGGAGCCCGACGATGTGCGATACCCAACCTTAACGGGTAACGAAGGGTGGTTATAATGCTAATAGCGGGAAGTTATGAAAATTATTACGATACGCCCGACGTTGACAGCCTATTAAGGCTTTACGGTTGCGATCTTGGAATGAGGGATTATCCGATCTGGGACGAAACAAAGAGAGAATGGTTAAATGAAAAAATTATCAACCATTTTCGTTATCGAAAAATCAGCGCCCAAACGTCAACACAATTTATTTTTTACTTAAATCGTGCGCTTGAAGAAAACATGCCAGCCATTAATCCCGTTTTTGTTGCGCTTGAAAAAGCGGCACAAGATAAAAGCTGGCTGTCTTACATGACGGGCGATAAATCTACCACAACCAACAATGCAGGTAGCGAAAACGAGCAAATTTTTTCTAATACGCCGCAAAACCGCTTATATGAAAACGGCGGCGAAAATTATGCTACTAATATCACGCAATCTACAGGCACTAATACCAATAATGCAACGACCGAATCAACGCATTATGGTATTAATAACATGGTGTCAACCGCATTGAGTGAGTGGCTATCAGGTGTTAACAACGCGCTACAAATAGTTTTTGGTGTGTTGGAACCTTGTTTTATTCAAACTTACTAGTAAAGGAGGTACGTACAAATGAGCATGTTAAAATACCCTGGAGATTTTGATTTTGCCTATCAGGGCTACCAATATCCCTTGCCGCCAAGTTGGAAGTATGCAATTCGCATAGAAGATCAGATTCAATGGCTTTTGCAGGCGCTTCTAAAGATAAATGACGAAGCTGTTTCAAAGTCTATTCTTGACGCTGGCCTAGCTGATAATTTAGAGCAAGCTAAAGAATATACTGATACGTTATACAATGTTTTGAAAAACCAAATAGCGGAAAATTATGAAGATCTAAGCGAACAGATAAAGGCAATAACGGCGGGTATCTCGCAATGGTTAAGCCCCGTGTGTGATGGAAACAACCAATACGCGCCCTATATTGACCAGCAGCTATTCAACGCAGCTCGACCATACGCCGCTAGCTATGAAGAAGTCAATGCATGGGGGACTGAAAACAGCTATACTTATGACCAAGTTAAAACGGCGCTATCAAGTTACACACAATACCAGCTATGCATGTATGCAGCGGTTATTTTCGCTGGCGTTGATTATGGAAACTATGAGCAGGTGTTAGAACGATGCAAGCCGTACCCCGTTAAAGAATGGGAACAGATGCAACCGAAATATCCTAGCGTTATAAGCACGTATGGTGAACTTGATCTGTACGGCGCACTTACTTACAAAGGAGTTTAACTATGCCCACCCCTAATTACAGCATACCAACACTTAAAGCAACCGATCCTATAGATTTGGTAACCAATATAAACGCCATGATGACCGCTATCGATACCGCCCTTCATAGTGTTAGTTCGCGCGAAAACCCTGAATTGAAGCAGCTACAAACCACCGTTTTAGGTCTGCAACAAACAGTTTCAGGACTGCAATCAACAGTTAAGCAATTACAGACTACAATAAGCAAGTATGAAAAGATCACCACTTACGGGGATCTTGCCCAATACGGCGCACTTACTACTAAGGGGGCTTAACAATGGCTACTACTAACTACAAATTACCAACTATTTTAGGCACTAACGCTTTTGATCTAGTCACCGACTATAACGCGCTTGCAAACGCTACGGACGCAGCACTGGCATCAGTAGCAGGGCTAATTCCAACCAAAACCATTACAGAAATTGAGGGACAGATTAAAGCCTTGCAGACCTTGACGGGCTCGCAAGGTACGCAGATTACTACGTTGCAATCTCAAATGCGCACGGCAAATGGTAATATTTCATCGCTTCAATCAGGTTTGAAAACTGCTAACACTAACATTGGAACGCTGCAAACGGGTTTGCAGGGAGCTAATACCAACATTCAATCGGCAAATACAGCAATTCGAGCACTACAAACGATGATGTCCCCTATAATTCTGCTATCTGGGCTAAGTGTGTCTAGTGGTAACATTTTGGTAACCGGTAATGTTTTTTGCAATCCAGCAGCGAAAATATTAATTTTCAGTATGAACGTGAAAGTCACATATAATTTTACCAACGGCAGCACTCCTACATTTAAACCATTTTCGAATGTTTTGCCACCCGAGTATCGACCGACGCAAGACAGACGTATTTTTGTGGGAGATGCTATGAGCGGAACAGCCGCGTGTAATTTGCAATTAGATATTAACGCCGAAACAGGAACCATTACGCCGAACATTGGCGGAATTAGTAACGTGCAAGCATTCCGAATAAACGGAAACGGTGTTCTAATGTATGGTATCCCGACAGATGCTAATAACTCATAAGAAATTGTTAAATGCCTGACACACGGACAATCTGCTATTACGCTATGTATGTAATTGGTGAAGTTGAAAGCCATTGGAACTGGCAGCTAATCAACTATAACGATCCAATTACTATTGGTATGATGCAATGGTACGGTACTCGTGCCGCTGCATTGCTTAACCGTATGCAATCAGAGCGCCCAACCGATTTCGAAATGCTAGCTGATAGCTTGAAAAGTTCGCTGGCAAGCAATGCCCAAAATAGCGACTATTGGAACAGACGCTACTTAAATCAAACAGAGGGCGAGAGCGTGTCAAACGCTTTTGCTTCTACAGAGTCGCATATTATTCAAGAAAATCAGGCGATAGCCGATTTTGAAGGCTACATTTCAACGCTTGAGGGGTGGGGATTGTCGCGAGACAATCCCAAACCCTTAATTTTTGCTATGTGCATGTATCACCAAAGCCCGAGAAGTGCAGGTCAAGTAGTCGCAACCGCAGGCGGTAGTGCCACGCTTGATAGAATTTATCAAGTCTGTTTGAACAATGGCGTATTAGGGCGGTATCGAACCCGATATACTACCACCTACAATCGATTAAAGGAATGGGACGGCGAAAGCATGCCGCCCGATTTCGGACAAAACGGCGGCGCTGGAACAGGTGAGGGCGGAGAAAACAGCGGTACGCAAGAATTGGCGAACGTTATATCTCATATAACACTTTATAATAATACGTTAACGATATATGGTACCGATGGACTAGAAAACGGATTAGTATGCGTTCCCGTTTCCCCGCAAACCTGGAAACCGTCACTCAATAATACGGGTGAAGCTATTACAGGCGGTAACACAGGCGGAGGATCAGCAACAGGCACAGAAGCCCAACAAAAGTTGGTAGAGTTCGCAAGAAGTTGTTTAGGTAAGTTTCAATACAGCCAAGGGGCGGGGCGATTATCGCCTGAAACGTCAGGTTATACTGACTGTAGCGGTTTTTGTTGGTACTGTTACCAGAAAGTGTGCAGTTTGGAAATTGGCACCTGGACAGGAGCCCAAGCCGAACAGGGGCAACAAATAGCAACAGGCAGCGGCGGCAATCTGCCAGAAGATAAAATGCAGCCCGCGGATCTCATTATATTTGGGTACGGGTCTAATACTACTCATGTTGAAATGTATATAGGCAATAACCAGTGCATAGGTCACGGCAGCGGTCAGGGTCCGAAATTGCGTGAAGATGCGAACGCCTATTGTGCAGGCAATTATAATTGGAACAGCTGGCAAGTAAGACGGTATGTTAATATCTAAGTTATGAGTAAGTATTGGAACATAAATAAAGCTCTTTCTTACAACGCTAGTATTGTAATGGTGGCTGGCGCCCGTTCTATTGGTAAAACCTATACCACGCTTAAGCACTGTGTTAAGCGATTCATTAAACACGGTGAAGAATGTGTGTATATTCGCCGCTACGAACCCGAATTACGAGCGGTTAAAAAGTATGTGTTTTCAGACGTGGCAACCGATGACGAGTTTAAGGACTATGTTTTTAGACTGGTCGGTTCTGAATACCAGATAGCCAAGCGACCAAAGGATAAGGAAAAGCCTGAATGGCGGACTTTTTGCTATCTGCTGATAGCTTCTCGCTATCAGGACTATAAGGGTGTGCCTTTTCCTAAAGTAAAATATATCGTGTGGGACGAATATCTACGAGAGAACAACCGCCCGCCTGGTTATTTGGTCGATGAGGTAGGGGCTATATTGTCGTTGCTTATTACGATCTCACGTAAAAGGCGCGATGTTACGTTTTTCTTGCTCACGAACTCATGTAATATAGTAAATCCGTTATTTCGGTTTTTGCACATTAAAAACGAGCCTAAACCTGGTTATACCCAATATAAGTTGGGTAAAACAAAAGATGGATACGACATTGTACTGCTTATAGATTATGTGCCGCCTGAGGCTTTTCAAGAAGAATCACTAAACACTATTGGCGGTGCCATTGCTGATGGTACTAAGTACGGCGATTATATTACGGGCAATAAGTTCACCAACGCGACTGATAAGTTCATAGCCAAAAAGCCTTCTACGGCTAAGTATAGATACGGGTTTAAGTTCAACGATTATGTATTCGCCTGTTGGTATGATGCTAGTAGTTTTATTTATTTTATAAACGATAAAGTACCATCAGATAAACAAGTTATTGCGTTAACTATTGATGATTACGATCTCAATATGATAGCGGTTGAAAACTCCCGTGAGTTTATACGCACATTAAAAAGATTATATCTTAACGGTGTGGTTAGGTTTGAAAGCCCTGTATTGCGTGAGAACTATTTTAAGATGTGTAAAATGCTGAACTTGAGATAAAAGAAAGCGCCTATTCGGCGCTTTCTTCTTGTTTTTCCTTTTCCATGTTTTCCATGAGATAGTTCATTGCGATCATTAGGGTTTTGTTTACGGTTTTCTCATTTAATGGTGTATATCTTGATTCAATACTAACGTTTATGTATTGCTCGATCTTACCGTACCATTCAATCTTTGAAATCACCTTAATATATCCTCTCACCGTTAAACTGCATAAACTTTCTCAACAGTAATATATAATTCGCTTGCGTCTTTATATTTTACCAGCTCCTCGAAACATTCATCGATCGTCGGTGCCGTAATATAGATCTCATGTTTCTCAAGCTCTTCATTATCATTTATGCGCTGGCCATTTACTTTTAAGATGAACATAATAAACCCCCTTTCCCTTTTCGGTAGTTTCATTATAGCCGATATTAGCTATATTTAACAGTGTTATTTATTGCTTAATTTTATGGAGGTATTTTTCGTTATGAATAATTGGGAAGTTTGGGTGATGTTCTTTTTTGCTTGTGCTTGTTGGTGTGTGGTTGCATGGTGGCTTTTGGTTTCGTATTAGGCGGGCTGAGTTTGGTGATTGATTTTTAGTTTGATTTTGTGATAGTATTTTTGGTGTAAGAAAATGAGGTGATTTTAATGTTTAACTTTTTATGGTTTACTGTAGGCTTTGTTATCGGGTTTGTTATTGTGAGGGTAATTTTTCACATCAGAAAATGATTGGGAATTTGGCTTACCATTTTTAACTA